ATATATTGCTCAACATCTTCCGCAGGAATATTACCAACATCAATATAAAATACCCGACGTTCAGGCGATCGAACAATACGGTAGGCCATCATAGCGTCTTCTAGTAATGTAAGCTGACGCCAGATTCTTCTGGATGGCTCTAGGACTGAAGTTCCGTAGGGAACGTACTTGTCGTTACCCAAGACCCTAAAGTGGGCTAACTGCCAGTTTTCAAATGTAACCCCCGGCTGTGAATCCCCGCTCCAATAATACTGAACATAATTGGGGTTTGTCGGGTCCTTACCCTCTAGTCTTTCAACTTCTCGAACTGGAAGTGGAATAACATTAGTAATACCTATATCATCATCCACATCCAAATACAGGAAATAGTCGCCGTACTTGCACATGCTTCTTGCCCAACCAAACAAGTTTGAATCGATGTTCAACACAGTATAAAGCAACGTATGAATAATTTCTTTTATTTCTCTGTTGTGGCACTCAACATTTACCAAAGATGTTAGTTCCGAAGAGGTTGTTATCTCATCAGCATAAACATCTAGGGCAGAAGCAATTTCTGGCATATACTCCATTTGGTCAAAATCTGTATAACGAAGTTGTTTGTCACGATTAAGTAACACCTTACTCTGTAATCCAGAAAATGGGTTATAGTATTCTTTTTTCTTAAATTCCTTACCAGTGGCAGTAGTAAATTTATACTTAGTAACTGTCCTAGCCGTTGTTCTAGTGACAGCCGGCTGATTATAATCAACCAGGGGTCCGCTAAAGAGTCTAGTCAACCTCTTAAATAAGGAAGACTGTTGATTCCTTGGATTATTCTCATTGCTCTTGTTTTGATTACTATTGTCAGCCATTTCTATCCCTTAATTATCCACGACAAATCGTATTTCTTGCCGTCGTTTCCTTCAAAAGTGTTTTGTGGTTTACCTGTTGGTTTATATCCTTGCATACCTTCTATTTTTGTGTTGAAAGTACTGTTACTAACTGTAATACCACTGATCATCGCTTTTTTATACTCTATTTCTCTTTTATTTACCGTCAAAGCCGTATCTCTTACCCAACAACCAATACAAGATGCTATAACAAGATCATCGTTATAACCACGCATGGCTTGAGGTCGGCCATTATGCCAAACAAAAGTCTTTACCTCGTTAGCCAATCTCCTTGAGTTAATAGTAATTAGTTTGTTTCTAACGAATTCCTCAAACTTAGCTATAACAAGTGGTCTAGTTTTCATAGACATAGTAAATCCTGGAACACCACCGATAGCTTCTGCTGTAGCCTGATCTACATATTCATGAGTCGCTCGGACACTATAATATATATTACTATAACCAATCTCTTCAATGCGACTGAGAACGCCTATACCTAAAGAATTGTTCTCGATGACCAACAGAGCGTTATTATACTCTGAAGCCATGCTACAGAGATGAGGGGCAAACATATCGGGGGTTATCTTACCTTGATATTCCGCTACCTGTTGCATTGTCTGTAAGTCTAATATTTGACAGACACTAAAATCTGATCCGTCACCACGAGCAACATCAGCGACTGCAATATAATCTCGACCCTCCACGGGCTGTTCCCAGATCCAATAATTTCTATCAAAGCCCGTCCTATGATTAGGTTCACAGATATTTTCCAATATTCTTTTTAAATCGTCCCCATGAACGACAGTCTCTCCAGAAGCATTAAAGTTGCACTCTAACTCCTGGGCGATTTCTCGCTTGGACATATTACGAGTTTCTTTTATAAACCATTTTTCATCACGTTCTGGGTGGACTGTCCATGGCAATTTCATCGGATTGAAATCGTTCTTACCCTCTTCAGCTTCAACATAATTTTTATGGAACCAGTTGCCTACACCATACGGAGTACTGAGGGCTATACAAGTACCACCTGTTGATAGGGTAGGATAAAGCCCAGCCCACATTTCATCCAGACCTTCAACAATTGCAGCTTCATCAATCACGAGTAGCGAAAGTGCCTCAGAACGACCAGCGTCACCGGAGGTTGACGATGCCTTTACAACAGAGCCATTGGTCAACTCGAACGAGTTTCTATTATCAATAGCGATTGAAGCAATACGCAGCCAAGCAGGCAAGTTTTTATAAATCGCTTTAGACTTCTTGACTAAGTTAGCAGCAGTATTTAACTTAGTAGCTACAATCAAGATGTTTTTATCTCTATGAAACAACATCATCCAAGCGACATAGGACGCTACAGTGGTAGATATTCCTAACTGTCTAGCTTTGAGGATAATGTTGAAACGATGCTTTTTAAAATCCCGTAGAGCCTCTTCCTGAAACTCGTACATATCAAACGGTATAAGACCATGCAAAGGGTGTGATATCCTTGCATACTTATTAGAGAAATATACAGGATCCTTGCCGCAACGGACGATCTCTGCCATCATTTCTTTTTTAGTAAGGCTCATTTAGGCCTCTGGCGTATCTGGGTTCTTTGAAGCCTTGTCATTAGAAGGACGTTTGTCCGAGAACAGATCTAAGAACTTCTTAATTCCATCTTCGGTGTCGTCTTTGGAGGGTTGCTTTAATGTTTCAACATCTTCTGCACCGCCGATCTTATAGCGTTTAGTAGCCTGAACCCAGTTTCTAACTCTGGACGTGCTCTGAACCATAATATCAGCATCTGCAATCTCGGATAAGGTTACGGTCTCTTTCGTCACCTTCTTATACTCTTTCTTAAGGTACTTAACAATATCACCGAACTTTCTCTCGATCTCATTTTCAAATTGGGCTCTTGGATGGATCTCTTTCATCAATACTTCACCGTGATATGTGACAATGAGATTATCCGCAGCGAAGCGAACCCTAAATCCATCTATAAGACGGCTGTCCAGAACTGGATGTCCCTCTTCTCTGTTTAAACCTATTTTTTCGTCCATATTATCATAGCCATCATATGCATTTGCTGCGGCTTGACTCAACCCTCTTACTATGTCCAAAATATTAGCCATTTTTTTACTCTCCTATAAATTCTATAAATGTAAGCTTTGCAAGTTTTAAGAATTGTCTTGATTAACGGTGGTTTATATTCGCCATCTTGTGGTCGCCATCCGCTATTCCAACGATCCTCCCTAAACTCTACATAGTTAACATAACATTGCTCGCAACACTCAAACCTATTCATATATAGGTCGTCTCTTGATGAAAATGAATATGTTTTACAAACCGGGCAAGTTCTGTTTGGTTGCTCAGCGTTGTGCTTTTTCTTAATTTCAACATCACCGACCAAAAAAAACTTTTTACGGTCCTTAAGAGTTTGTAATTTTGTTCTTCTATTCTTAAGTTGAACTAAATAACTTTCCTCTCGTTCTGTCTCCCAGGTAGATCTAAAATCCTGTACTGCTTCTTTGCCGTATTTCTCTGATATCGCCTTTTCAACGGCGGCGACATAATTTAAATCTTTTTTCATTATTTCTGATATACTGCATGAACAATCCCTACAGAAAGTCCCGTCCCTAACAGTAAACCAGTGACAATTCCGACTGTTCCCCGATTTCTGTCAAACCATGAGTTGTTTTTATTAAGTTGTTCTTCTAGCTTGGTGATGGAACGAATGTACGTCACCTGCATCTGAGTGCAGACCTTTTGGTCCACCGAGCACTCGGCTATTTTAGCATTGGTATCAATTTTCTTTTGAAGCATTTTGCGAAAATCTTCTTCACTAAGAAGTATTCCAACATAAGTGCTGCCCTCTTGTTCAACAACCGCTGGGCGAGGGTCAAACTTGACTACCTCAGCCGCAGCGGCGTTGAGTGAAAAGAGCAGTATGAGTGCAACTACTTTCTTCATTTTACTTTAAAAACTTTTTCAATCCCTCGATGCGCTTTGCGGGACGTTTAAGTCCGCTGACAAGGGTATAGGTAACTAATTTATCTCTTGCTGCATCCTCATAGATACCACGGTGAACCATGGCACCACCAGTCAAGGCAGCCAACGTATCAAAACCAAATTCAATGTTATCCATCAAGCCTACGGTTTCTTCAAAGATCACTTCGCCACCAACAACAATACAAGCAGCGCCGGTTGCAGTTGTCAAATCAAAACCTTCGGCAAGAAGTGTTTTTTCTAGGTTCTTCTTAAGAGCATTAGACACAGCGGTCTCATTCTCAAGATTCTTGACGCTAGTGACACCCATAATCATACAACCAGACTGGCGCATAATACTGTCGTAATCTGTAGCGTCAAAGGTTGTGTATTCTGAATCCTTGTTTGCTAGGACGTTGAAGACATGGAACAAACCTGCAACGGTATTGTTGATAGTTTTCCAAAACTTCTTGACTGTAAGCTTGGGGTAAAGCTTTTTAATCTTTTCATTGTCTACCATAATAAGGGGAGCGATCTTTCCCTTTTCTGCTAGCCCGCAAAGTTGGGTCATACGAGCGTGAGCGTTCTTGGCTACCGTTGGGGAAGCTGATTCACCAGCGGTTGGAAGTGAAGCAACCACACCGACTCGCTCGTCAACGTCTTCAATGCCAATGTATGTGAAATACTTCTTAGCAACCTTAATCAGAGTATTAACAGTGCCGCCACCCGATCCGCCCGAAACGCCAAGGCAGATCAAGATACGATCTACATTGGTGCCAAACACTTCACGAAACAGATTGAAAACTTCTTGCTCTTTGCGCTCAATAGCTGCTTGGGCTTTAGCCTGATCCTTGCCAGCACCTTGCTCGCCATGCTCGTCTACAAGAAACTTTTGCTCTTCTGGGATATCTAAACCGTTAAGATCTGATCTTGCTGTGTTGACAGCGACAGTCTTGGTATAACCCATATCATAAAACGCTTTTGCCATTCGACCGCCGCCTTGACCAGCGCCAACAATAGCATAAGTAAGAGCGCCGCCAGACTTATCCTCAACAGCCTCTTCTTCTTCGTTTAGGTCGGGATCGTAATCCTCAATATCTAGTGTAGGAATGTCTACCATTTTATTCTCCTTAAATGTCCAATTCCTTGTGAAGTCTGATCAAAGCTTTCAATCGTTCTTCTCGGTCGTCTATCTTCTTTGTATCCTTAAGACGACTTTCAAAGACTCCCTTGATTGCTCCAATCTTATCTTTCTCAAGTCTACCACGCAACTCATTTTCCTTTAAGGCTGCTGTGGCTTCTGTTTTTATAGCTTCCAAATATTCCATTTTATCTTCCGTTGGCCTGAGCAAACGGTAAAAGTAAATTAAGAGGGCTGCCACTACAACAACCCCCAGTATAATTTTCCACCAAATCTCTTTGGCTTTAAACCATAGTCTCTTCATCAGCCGTGTTTCCACTTAGCAGCAATATCTGCTGCACCCTGAAGTCCTATGTAAGCAAGGGACACAGCCACCCAGTCGCTGCTCGTAACTGATCCAGCCGCCAAGAAAGCGGTGGAGGTTCCCCATACTATTAGTTTTCGTGAGGCCCATTTTCCGAGCCATTGGTCTATTTTTTCCTGCATATCTACAGTACCTCCCTTATAGAGATAAGTAGTTTGTTTTGAAGTAAGTTACAGTTTTTGTATGTACTGCGTCAAAACACGCTTGATATCACCTGGCTTCAGTTTATCACCCAAGGCACCCATAAAAACAGGCAACATTTGCTCTAACTCTTCTCTACGATCAACTTTAGACAATAATCTTTTTAGCTGCGCTTGTTTGTCCAGTGCCTTCTCGGCAGCGCCGGTATCTGCTGACATCTTCTTCGAATCAGTTCTTTGTCTACCTCCTGGGGTAAGATCAAATCCTTCTTTGCCTCCAGACATCTCAAGCGCAGCGGTATCGCCAGCGTACTCTTTAACAGTTTTGTTAATTTCTTCTCTAATAACTTTAGTTAAGTATTGTTTAGTGAGTTTCATTTGTTTCTCCAATTTTTTACACCAAGTCCTGACCAGGTTTGGTCTTTTCTGTTTGCGGGTTCTTCAGTTTCTTCATCTCCAGGAGCGTATGGCGAGTAAACGTCTACATTTCCAGCCCTCATTGCATTAGCAACCTTTTCTGGCTCTTTAACCTTAGGCTCTAGAACAGGCATTTTGTCTCTTGACTTCGCCCAAGTGGGTGGGTCCTTTTGGATATATTGAAGCTGGGAGATAAAGTGAGTCTTTGCTTTCTCTATACTGCCAAAGCGTTCTTCCAACACTCTTTTAGCAGTGTCGGCATCGACAAATTCACCAATGCCTTCTTCTACAAATTTATTCACAAAGTTATTGACATCATCGGCAGTAGCGTTCATAATATTGTGTGGCGATGGATCTTTTCTCTCGCCAGGATGAAAGGCATCGCCCATAAGAGCTAGAACCTTAACTAGGTTCTCTCCATCCATATCAATTTGTGTTCCACCCAAACTTATTCCTGGACCTTCAGAAAAAATAGAAGCAGCCCAGCGATGGTGTCCATCCATAATGTAGTTATCTTTAGATATAACTGCACCAAGATCGCCGCCGGGTCCGTCCTTGAAAGGTCCGGGTAACTTGCCTATCATAGAAACAGCCATACCAAGAGCTTGACCTAACTTAATTTCCTTTTGAGAGGGATTTAGCTTTGAAGCAGCCGACTCAAACTCGGTGTTCGCTTCTACTTTATCGTCATCGGCTGAACCATCTACATCTGGTCTTCCAGCTTGGGCTACATACTTAGCATATTTTCCGGAGGTGTCTGGCTTAGGGAATGGGAATTTTTGAGCATCAAAGTTTTTTTCCTTGATTACTTTTCTTACAATTTCGGTAAGAACTGATTTCTTAATTTTCATCTTATGTTCTCCAAGTTTTTAGCTAGTTGCTTAAGGTTTGGATCCATTTCATCTTTAGCATAATCCTGTAAGGCAAAAACAAACTTCTTTGTTTCGTCTCCAAATGTGCTAAGATTATCCTGATCTATCGGTTTCTTATTGAGCTTCATGATGTATGGTTTATACGTTTGCATGAGCGGATTTCTAAATCTATTGGACTTTGGCAAACCTTCAACACCAAGAAAAACAGCGGAAGCAAAGAGCCCAGGATTTTCGTTATACAGTGCCGCAAATTCTTTAGCGTCCCGCAGCTTAGCGAGCTTAAGAAGAATGTCTGTGAGTTGCTGATTATTTCCTTTACTCGGAGCAGGAGCAGCACCTTTTTCTTTTTTCTTGCCAAACCCAAATAATTCAGTTTGAAGTTCTTCTTTGATTATTTGTCTAAGTTTTGTTTTTGTTATTTTCATCTTAGGTCCTCCAAGGACTATGAATAAATAGTATTGCTACGTTCTTTTCGCCCGTTTATGTATCTGAACATCATTTGCTCGAACTGATATAACTTTTCCATTGTAATTTATCTTGGCTATTTTCATCCAAGGAGTATATTCTAGCAGTAGTCCGACTTTCCAATCAGTATATTGCTTAGGTTCTCCATGAAAAGTACACTGCCTAAACCTTACCAAATCGCCGGCTCTCATAATTTTGCCTTATTCTTCTATTTGGCACTGGAAGCGCAGGTCAACCCCTCGTAGAATTGGTGTGGCTTCTCGGTCAGTAGAAACTAAAAAGATTTCTATTTCCGCAAAGCGATGAGGAGGTAGGGCATTTAAGTCTGCTGGCAATTCGTTTTGCCCATCAGCCGAAGTTATCCAGGGACCAAAGACAGACAGTGCTGGATCAGCCAGTTCATCTCTCGTCTCTGCGACCTTGATCCTGAACTCTATTCTTGTGTCGGGTGGTAAAGTAGAGGAAGCGTCTAGAGTCATCCAGTCGGTGTCTAGTTTTTCGCAACCTTCAACAATCATCTTATAGCCACCACGGGGAGCCGTGAAGTTTCTTAATCCAAAGCCCGTGAAGTCTGAATAAGTGTAAGGTCCTGAACCTACAGTTACTCTTCTTACGTCGTTCGGATTGTTTGGGTCTATTCTTCCCGTGTATCCGCCAGAAGCAACGCCCCAGATGAAGCCATTGAAGTCAACGCCA